TAGGAAGGCGCAAGAAGAAGCATTCTGGCCCGATCATCAGGGGTATTAAAGGTCTGGCTTAGTTGTGATACAATCTGACTATATTTATTGTAAGGTGATTATCTGATGGCTGGATTGTTAGACGACTACATGGCCCAAGTGCAGGATTACAAAAAAGCTGGCTCTATTGGTGTTGGTTTACTTTCTGACCGTCCAAACTTAGAGCTAGGTAAGCAGGGCTTGCTTAGTCAGATGCAGTCAGCAGAAGCCGAATACTTAAAGCGTGTAAGCGATCCATTACCCTATTATAGACAAAACCCAGAAGCGCAAGGTCTAGGCACTGTTACACCTATAGTTGATTTAATGGACTTAGTAACGGGTGGCGGTAAAGCAGCTATGGCAGGCTTTGTTAAAAATGCAGCTAATAAAGCCAAAGGATTAATGAATAGTTTTGGTGATGCTCCATTATCTGGCGCACCTATGCCTGCTAACATTCCTCAACGTGGATTACTTAACATTGGCCCCAACCCTGACGCAGAAGCAGCAGCTATAGACTATGCAAAGCAGTCAGGCATACCCTACAGCCCTATTAATCAGTTAAACCCTGTAGACGCAGAATTTGGGGCGTTAGCGGCTAGGGAATACGAGTTAATGCGGCATGATCCTACCAACCCATTTGTAGCTGATAGCTATGCTCAAATGAAAAAAGAATTGATTGGTCAGTATGATGCAATGCTTAAACAAGGAATAAGGCCAGAGTTTGACACAAACCCTTACCCAACAAGCCCGTATGAATCTTTAATTGATTTGATTGAAAACAAGCGTCTAAAAGTATTCCCTACTAACGCAGGCTATGGCTCTGCTGATCAGGCCATTGATATTAGTCAAAACCCTTTGCTTGAAGTATCGCCTTATATGATTAGCGGTCAGCCTGCAACGTATAATGACTTGTTTAGAGCAGTACATGACTTTCAAGGTCACTCCAAGTCAGGCGCAGGCTTTAGAGCCGCAGGCGAGGATAACGCTTACCTGTCTCATGCTGGTACAATGAGAGGGCCAGCAAGAAGGGCATTGGCTAGTGAGACTAGGGGACAGAATAGCTTATTAAACTTTGGCCCAGATGGGGATAAAAATAGATCAGCAGTAATTGAAGATACAATATTTGCAGATCAGAAAGTTGGTAATCTGCCAAACTACATAACAGAAAAAGGGACACCAGAGCAATATGCTAGACGAAAAAGATTTGACGATCTTAGAGCAGATAACAATACAGGGCTTGAAGGAGCAATTGATGATTCAGGAAACCTCCGCATTGTACATTATTCGACCAGATCAATTGAGCGTCTCGACCCTAATCGGTATGGAGAAGGAGCGGCTGGAAGGACTATATCAGAACGCAACAGATCGGCTCACCCAGATTTCGTTAACAGATGGTATGGTGGAATAGAGGGTGATGGCGTTGTAACGCCTTACAGAAAAGAAAACATGTTAGGCAATAAAAAAGTTGAAACTCAGATTGATGCTGCCCAAGTCTATAATGTTAATACAGATCCAGATGGATTATGGAAAGCAGCAGAAGGTGACGTAACTAAAGGTGAGCGTAACATTTATGACGCAGGCTATAGCGGATACCATGCGAATAATAAACAACTTGGTAAAGTGGCGGCTATATTTGACCCACTTGATATAACTAAGAAGCTAATGATTCCATTAGGTGCTATAGGTACTGCTGCATTTGTTGGTGACAAAGTAATGGAAGAAAATAAAAAAGGTTTGCTTGACATTGGGCCTATTTAATTTGACATTACCTATGATTGAATACTTTAGGGTATAATGTCTAATAACTTAAAGGAATTATGATGGCAATCACTACATACGCAGAGCTAAAGACTTCTGTTGCAGACTTCTTGAACCGTGATGATCTTACTGCCACAGTGCCATCATTTATTCATTTGGCTGAATCAAACATCAACCGTGACGTTAGACATTGGCGCATGGAAGTTAAAAGCACATTAAATGTGTCATCACAGTTTACCGCCTTGCCTACTAACTGGTTAGAGCCTGTGAGGCTCACAGTGCAAAGTGATGGAACAAGTGAACTGACTCTGCTATCTATGTCAGAGATTGCTAAGAAACGCTCTGACAGCAATAACTCAACAGGTAGGCCGCTATACTACGCAATCAGTGGTAGTGACATTGAGTTACAGCCTAGCCCATCAAGCACGTTTGTTCTAGACATTATCTATAAGTCAAGAACAGCAGCACTTAGTAATTCAAACACCACTAACTGGCTGTTGACGTATGCACCAGACGTTTATCTTTACGGCACACTAATTCATTCAGCACCGTATTTAAAAGACGATGAAAGGACTACACTGTGGGCATCATTGTACAATGCCGCAGTGTTAAACCTTAATAAAGACAGTCAGAAGGCTAAATTAGGCGGTTCTGGCATGAAAATGAAAATAGATTCATATTAGGATTTAAAAATGGCTGATACTAATACACCCGTCTATGGGTTTGTAAAACCAGAAAATGGTGCTTCCGATGATAGTTGGGGTACGAAACTAAATGCGAACTGGACAAAAACAGACAACATTTTAGGCGGCACAACGCCTGTAACGGGCATTGATATTAATGGCGGCACTATTGATGGTACTCAAGTGGGTGCTTCTGCGGCTTCTACAGTCGTTGGAACCACAGTTACAGCCACAAACTTTGTCGGCCCGATAGCTGGCGCAGTCACAGGAAACGTCACGGGTAACACAGCAGGCGTTCACACAGGCGCAGTCACAGGCAATGTGACAGGTAATATTACAGCCCAAACAGGCACAAGTGCGTTTAATCATGTGAACATAAGTGGTTCATTAGACATGGACGCTGGTACATCGGCAACCATTACGGGCCTATCTAATCCAGTACAAAACTCAGACGCAGCCACTAAAGCTTACGTTGACACATCAATAGCTAACGTCATTAATAATGCTCCAGCCGCACTAGATACCCTTAACGAGCTTGCAGCAGCAATGGGTGATGATGCCTCATTTTCAACTACTGTAACAAACAGCATTGCCACTAAATTAGCCAAGTCAGGCGGCACAATGACGGGCATTTTGGCAATGGGTACAAACAAGATCACGGGTCTTGGGACACCCTCTGCTGGCACAGATGCAGTTAATAAAGCCTACGTTGACGCAGGAGGCAGTGGTGGTAACAAGCTAAACCTAAGTGGCGGCACAATGTCTGGTGTAATCGCAATGGGTGCAAACAAGATTACGGGTGTATCTAACCCGACTCAAGCACAAGATGCGTCCACTAAAGGCTACACAGACACCCTGTTTGGCTCTACTGCTGCTGCGGCAACAAGTGCGGCTGCTGCAAATACGTCTGCTGGTAATGCGTCAACGTCAGCTACTAACGCAGGCTCAAGCGCAACGGCTTCTGCTAACTCTGCAACGGCTGCTGCTGCTAGTTTTGACTCATTTGACGATAGGTATCTTGGGGCCAAATCTTCCAACCCATCTGTCGATAATGACGGCAATAGTCTTATTACAGGTGCGCTTTATTTCAACAGCACAGCAAACTCAATGCGCGTCTACAACGGCTCAAGTTGGGCTGACGCAGGCTCGGCAGTCAATGGCACATCACAGCGAGTTGTCTACACAGCAACCGCAAGCCAAACGTCATTCTCTGTGACCTATGACGCTGGCTTTGTGGATGTATACCTCAACGGAATTAAGCTGCAAATTTCAGTCGATTATGCTGCAACGTCAGGCACAGCAATAGTTCTAGCGACAGGCGCAACAGTAGGCGACATTGTAGACATTGTTTCTTATGGTGCGTTTAACTTAGCAAACACTTACACACAGGCGCAGACAAATACATTAATTAGCGCATCATTACCCAAATCTGGTGGCACGATGACAGGTGCGTTGGAAATGGGTTCTAACAACGTCACCACCACTGGCAAAGTATTGTTTGCCAATATGTATTCTCAGGTTGGTGATTTACCATCAGCTAGCACATATCACGGAATGTTTGCTCACGTTCATGCTACAGGAAAAGGGTATTATGCTCACGCTGGCGCATGGGTAGAATTAGCTAACCAGACCGACCTTGCATCTACTACTACAACAGCAGGAAATGCTAATACGCTTGCAGCAGCAGCTTTACCAAAGGCTGGAGGCACAATGTCTGGCTTGGTCAACATGGCTGACCAGATTGTTCAACGCCCACTATTGCAGGATTACTCAGAAAAAACAGTCGCTATGGGTTCTGCAACGGCAGTCAACTTAGAGGACGGAAACGTATTCAGCAAGACGATTAGCGGCACAACTACACTCACATTTACTAACCCTAGCTCAGTGGGAACAAGTTCTTTTAGTCTTATTTTAACCAATGGCGGCAGTGCCACGTTGAATTTTCCGACTGTCAAATGGCCTGCTGCTACAGCACCAACATTAACTGCGTCAGGCATTGATGTTTTAGTGTTTGTTTATCATGGCTCAACTTGGTATGGCATTGCTAGTGGCATAGGTATGGCTTAATGACTATTGAAAAGAAGTTATTAGCCACTAACCCTGTATCGGGTGAGGTATTGCCAGAAGCGGTTAGCTTTGATGGGGCTACTGATTATTTAGCACGAACTAGTGATCTTACGAGTAATACGGATAGTAAGACTTTTACATTTAGTGCTTGGGTTTATTGGCCTGATATTTCTAATTACGATTATATTATTAGTTTAAAACCATCTGGAAATGTTTCATTTTACTGCTACATAACACCGCAGGGTAGAATAGATGTAAGTGGTCGTAACGCTTCTGGAACTGAAATTTTAAATCTTACACAGAGTACCCCTAAATTCGCAATCAATACATTTGTACACATTTTAATTTCGGTTGATTTAGCAAATACATCAAATAGGTATCTGTACGTTAACGATGTTTTATCGGGTGACTCACTGTGGAACACCTATACAAATGGTAGTATAGATTTTACAGTTCCTGAGCACAGAATCTTTAGAAACAATAGCTCACGCTATTCACAAGGTAGAGCAGCCCATGTATTCCTTGACTACACCTATCGTGATCTAAGCACCACATCCAACAGACGTTTATTCATAGACGCTGACGGAAAACCTTCTAGCACAATACCCTCAAGCCCCATCCTCTACTTACCCATGACTGACGCAGCCACAGCAGGCTCTAACAGTGGCACAGGCGGTGACTTCACTGTCAATGGTGTGCTGGCTACAGCAGAGCGTGGGCCTAACCAAGATAACTGTAGTGCTAGTAATTTTAATGGTAGTAATGATTATTTATTCAGATCAAGCATAGTCGGGGTGTCCTCAACAAAACAATTTACATTCTCTTTTAATTTTGTCAAAACTGGTGGGTCGTCTAGTGTGCCAATGGAGTTTAGGAACGCAGCGAATACATATAGTGTAAGAGCATGGCAAAACGCAGCCAGCTACAATATCTATATTATCAATAACGGAACCGAAGTCGTAGTAGCCAACATATCTAACGCAGACTACAACGCTTTAAATGTTGACACTGGCTACAAGCAGAATAATGTTTCAATCTCATTTGACCTGTCAGACACAAATAAAAGATATGTTTATCTTAACGGCACTGCCGCAACTGTCACATGGGCAACCTACACTAATCAACTTATAGATATGAGCCAACTCAATAACTGGCGAGTGGGCAATTCGGGGACAGGTTCTGCATGGTGGAACGGACAGCTTGGAGAAGTCTACTTCAACACTGCCTACACAGACCTAGCTACATCAAATCCATTTTGGGATTCAGACACCAATCGCCCTAACTCAGTACGCAAAGTAATTGCTGACACTAGCGTTACACCCCTTATAGCTCTGCCAATCATAGGCAATGATGCTGGTAACAACTTAGGGTCGGGTGGAGACTTTACTGTTAACTCAGGGCCGTATACAGGGGCTAGGGGTGGAAGTGAGTTTTGGTCTAGGAGTGCTTATTTTAATGGCAGCAGCACAGACTTGACAAATACCTCGCTGACAGGACTTTCGACAGGTAAACAATTTACCATTGCGTTTGGATATTCAAATTTCTCCTACTCTGACGATGTTACTATTTTTGAAGTGGGGGGCGGTAGTGGTGCTGGTGCTGGTGTCTATTCAAAAGTCTTTTTTACTTCAAGTGAGGTAAAGATTAAATGCGGCAATGGCAGCGCAGACCACTTAGAGATAAGTTTAGGTAGAGGTGCTACATCTGGAATTATTATGATTTCGTGCGATACATCTAGTGCTGTAGACGCTATTGATTTTGTCATTGATGGGACTTACAGCGATAGATCGTCTGGAATAATTGTTCAAAATTCAAACATAACGGATTCATCTGAAAATGATTCTATTATTGGTAACAGATTAGCTGACAATCAGACGTTTAATGGAAGTCTTGGATTCATTTATGTAGATGATTCATATATTGATTTTAGTCAAGAAGCTAACCGCAATAAATTTGTAGACCAACTGGGCTACCCAAGAGATTTAACTCAACAGATTGAAGATGGGGACATATCAAACCCACTAATTTACATGAAGTTTGAAAACACAGCAGCACTAGGAACTAACTCAGGTTCTGGTGGAAACTTCACAGTCAACGGCCCATTTCATGCTGGCAGAGACATAACCCCATAAACATAGCAGACGAGGAACACACAATGCTATTAATTAAAGCAAACGGCAGCACAGTAGAGGCATACCCGTATTCACTTGGACTTCTACGCAAAGACAATCCTAACACTAGCTTTCCTAAACAGCCTAGTGTTGCTGATATGGCAGCGTTTAATGTCTACCCCGTGACCGAAGCAAACCCAACAGTTGGCGAGGGTCAGCGTTTGGCTAAGACTTGGACACCCACACTAGTGAGCGGTGATTGGGTATTGGCGCATGAGGCGGTTGATCTAACAGACGCAGAAGTTGCAGCAGCTACAGCAGTATTGGCAGCTAATATGCGTGAAGAACGCAACAAGAGGCTTGCAGTTACCGATTGGACTTCAAGCAGTGATGTAACCATGAGTGCTGAAATGACTGCATACCGAACTGC